CAAACGAAGACTTGGGATTTTTGCCTGGTAATATAAAAGAAAAAATGGATCCTTGGGTAGCTCCTATACACGCAAATATGTGTATGCTTTATAGTAAAGAGAAAATTGAAAAGTTAATGGCGGAAGATAAGATAGAAATTGCTCCTATAAGTTTTCTTCGTGGTAGAACATTTGTGAATGCATGTGTAGTAGTTGATGAATCACAGAATGTAACTAAGGCACAAATGGAAATGATATTATCTCGTCTTGGTATCAATTCAAAGATGATGCTAACTGGTGATATATCACAAATTGACCTAAAACAGAAAAAAGATTCTGGTTTGCCATATTTATTTAATATGAGAGATAAGATACAAGGATTGGGGGTTTACGAATTAAAAACAAACCATCGTCATCCTATTGTTGATGATATATTAAAGTATTTTGAAGAAAATAAAACCGAGAAGTAAATGACAGACATTCCAATATGGCCTGGTTCAAGTAGTTTTACAACAGGTAGCACTCCATTCGGATTTTACGATTCTGAAGCAAGTTTTCAAACTGATGCTGATAATGTTGCGGATTGGTGTGCTAGAAGACTTGGTTATCCACTCATGGATGTAGAATTACAGGCATCAAATTTTTATGCGTGTTTTGAAGAAGCTGTAATGGAATACTCAAATCATGTTGATCAATACAATGCTCAAAATGATGTTCATGCTTTAACACAAGATCCAGATGGAAGAATAGAATATGCTGATATAAATCCTGTTGGTAGACAATGGGTATTCAAATACACTTTAGCATTGGCCAAAGAAAATTTAGGATATATCAGAGGGAAATATGGTTCTATCCCAATTCCAAATGGTGAAACTACTCTTAATGCTGCAGATTTACTTTCAGCAGCAACTACTGAAAAACAGGCACTAATCGAAGAACTGAAACGCATCGTTGATATTATGATACGTTCAAAAATTCTTATGACTAATTTTCCAATATGGCCTGGTTCAAGTAGTTTTGCTACTGGTAGCACTCCGTTTGGTTACTATGATAATGATACTGATTTTCGAGCTGATGCCGATAATGTTGCAGACTGGTGTGCAAAAGAATTGGGTTATCCATTACAAAAAGTTGAAATGCAAGCAACAACATTTTATGCCCTATTTGAAAATGCAGTGATGGAATACTCCAATTATGTTGATCAGTATAACAATGAAAACAATATCTATGACTTAATAGATAACAGTAGTAATAGAATACAATATACAGATATAAATACAGTTGGTCGTCAATGGGTATTCAAATATACACTGGCATCTGCAAAAGAAAAACTTGGATATATCAGAGGAAAATTCCCATCCATGCCAATCGGTCTTGCCGAGACATCATTAAATTCTGCGGATTTGATTTCTGCCGGAACAACCGAGAAACAGGCATTGATGGAAGAATTAAAACGATTAGTAGACATAATGATTCGTTCCAAAATTCTTATGAAAAACTTTCCAAATTGGCCAGGTTCTTCAAGTTTTGCCACCGGTAGCACTCCATTCGGTTATTACGATAGTGATACCGATTTCCAAACTGATGCAGATAATGTTGCAGACTGGTGCTCCAGAGAATTGGGTTATCCAATGCAATCGGTTGAAATCCAACCATCTACATTCTATGCTCTATTTGAACAGTCTGTGATGGAATACTCCAACTATGTTGATCAATATAATGTTCAATATAATATCCATGAAGTTAGCAATAGTGGTAGTAGAATAGACTATTCCGATATAAATTCTGTTGGTAGACAATGGATATTCAAATATACATTAGCATTATCCAAAGAAAAACTTGGGTATATTAGGGGTAAATATGGAAGTATGCCTATTGGTGCGGCAGAAACAACATTGAACTCGGCGGATCTATTAAGTGCGGCTTCTACGGAAAAACAGGCACTAATTGAAGATTTGAAACGCATAGTAGATACCATGATTCGTTCAAAGATATTGATGACAAAGTTTCCTATTTGGCCGGGTTCTTCAAGTTTTACAACCGGAAGCACGCCATTTGGAACATTTGATAATGATCCAGAATTTCAATCAGATGCAGATGCTTTTGCAGATTGGTGTGCAAAAAGATTAGGTTATCCAATGGTAACGGTAGAATTGAAAGATGTTAATTTCTATACTTGTTTTGAGGAAGCAATATACGAGTATTCTTACCATGTAAATCAATTTAACATCCAACAAAATTTATTAAGTATAATCGGATCATCAACTGGTTCAAATCTTACACATAGAAATATATCCACCGGTATGGGACCTCTAATTCAACTTGCAACCGAATATGGTAGCGAGACATTTACAAACGGTAATATAAATTTCTATTCGTCATCAATAGATATAAATGTTGGTAAACAAAAATATGATTTAGATACACTCATTCGTGATATAAAAGCTCCAAGTGGTTCAATAGAAATAAAAAGAGTTCATCATTATTCACCACCGGCTTCAATGCGTTTTTATGATCCATATTTAGGTAATCAGGCAATGTTAGACACCTTCGGATTTGGAGCATATTCAACCGGTGTATCATTTATGTTGATGCCCATGTATGCCGATTTACTCCGAGTTCAGGCAATAGAATTTAACGATATGATGCGTAAGTCTGCTTTTAGTTTTGAATTGATAAATAATGAACTCCGTATATTTCCAGTCCCAACAAGAGATTTCAAACTATGGATTGAATATATTGTAAAAGAAGAAAGAAGTAATCCATTGAAATACGCAAATGGAACTGTGTCTGATATGTCAAATGCTCCATACGATCACATGGTATATTCAAATATAAATTCTGCCGGAAGAACTTGGATATATTCTTTCGGTCTTGCACTTGTAAAAGAAATGTTGGGATATGTCAGAGGTAAATATGGTTCAATGCCAATCGGTAATTCAGAAGCAACCCTAAACTCTGCAGATTTAATTTCAGCCGCAGGAACGGAAAAACAAGTATTAGTTGATCAATTAAGAACCATGTTAGATACAATGACTCGTGCTAAATTATTAGAAGCAAAAAGAATGGAAACGGAGGCATTATCGGTAAGTCTCAACGGAACACCTTTAGCAGTATTTATAGGATAATAATATGCCATTATTTCACGGACAGAGAGACGCAAATCTTGTTCACAAGTTCAATATGGAATTGGTGGCAGATATAATAGATACAGAAGTTGCTGTCTATAAACTTTCTTTGGAAAATACAAAAACAAATTTGTATAATGAATCTGATAAGAAAGTATATCATAGTCCAGTCAAAGTTCCTGCACTCATAGACTATCAGGCACAAACTTACGAAGGAACTGAATTTGGTCAAGATTATCAACAGGCAGCCACATTTGCCTTTATTAGAGAATTTTTGAAAGATGTTGAAATTTTTGTTGAAGTGGGTGATGTTATAGAATACAATGGTGAGTGGTGGGAAATAGATGGTGTTCAAGAAAATCAATTCTTTGGTGGAAAGAATCCTGACTATTCTTTTGCTACTGAAAGATGGGGTCACAATGTTTCCATAGTTGCAACAACGCACTTAACAAGACGTTCAAGAATACATATAGAAGAATTTAGACCAGCAATAACAACTGATCATAATGATATTCCGAGTAACATATAATGGTTAATTCTGCAAAATATAGAAAACCGCCAATAAGAAGAACTCGTGATTCTTTTATTGACGATGTTCGTTCAGAACAAAATCAAAGACAAGATTTAGGTAAAGGAAGACAATTACAAACTCGTAGAGATAAAGATAAAACACGTAGCGTTTCCATTACACTTTACGATATAGATTTTTCTGTAAAATCTTTTATTGATCAAAAAATGATGCTTCGTGTAGAAGACAATGGTGAAGCTATTGTTGTTCCGGTGATATATGCAAATTCTGAAAAGTGGGCATCTATACAAAAAGATGGATTCTTGAAAGATAAAAAAGGAAAAACAATAATACCATTGATAACGTTTAGAAGATCTAATGTTGCTATAAAACAAGAAATGCGTAGAAATAAAGTTGCAACAACAAAACAACTTTATTATGTAATGCAACATAGATATAACAGAATGACACCTTATGATAGATTTACAACTCAATATGAAAGAAAACCATCGTATGAGTATTATCTAACTCCTATGCCAGATTTTGTTGATATTACGTATGACTTTATAGTTTGGTGCGAATATCAAAATCAACTAAACCATATTCTCGAACAATTCGTTCATTTCAATGGGCAGGCATTTGGTGATAAGAATTATTACAAATTTTCAACATACATGGATTCAATGGGTATAGAAGATAATAATACAACCGGTCAAGACCGTGTTGTTCGTTCTTCATTTCAATTAACAGTTCATGGTTATCTGATACCAAAGGATGTTGGTGCCGATACAACAACAAAGAGAGTTATTAGTGCAAATAAAATCAGATTTGTTTCCGAGATGTTTGGTGATATTAACTCTATGATGAATCCCGATGAAGTAAACTATTATGGAACCACTAATGAGTTGAATGCAAGATTAAGAGGCACTGATCAAGCTGATGCAGATAGAGGTAGATTCCGAAATCAGAATGATGATGGATCTGATTCATTGGCGGCATTTAGACGCAGAGTTGCTCAGATGGTAGATATATCACTATCTAGGTCTCCCGATGTTTATACATTTGAAATAGACGAAACTGATTAAATTTGATTTACGAAATTTTGATACATATTTATCTATGTTATATTTTTTATTTTAAGTGAGGTTTTATATGGCAGAGAATACTGAAAACGCGATTGTTGAAAAAGATTTTGAACAAGAAGACATTGGAACAGTTAAAGGGTTACAAACAAGTTATGCTAGAGTAACTGCACAAATTGGTCAAGTCGAAATAGAATTACATCTTTTGAACAAACGATTAAACCAAATGCAAGAATTGAGAGAAAAATTATTTACAGAGTATAACAATCTCCAGACACAAGAAAGTGATTTAGTTAAAACACTAAATGAGAAATACGGTGACGGTGTATTGGATTTGGACTCTGGTAAATTTATTCCATCAAAATCATAATTTGGATTTTTTGTTTCATATTTATATGCAGAATACATTACATTCTATAATTTTATGGAGATAATAAGTGGCTAATGAAAGAATTGTAAGTCCTGGAGTGTTTACTAATGAGATGGACCTGTCATTCCTTCCACAAGGAATAGGTAACATTGGTGCTGCTCTTTTAGGACCCACGTTAAAGGGACCTGCATTTGTCCCAACGGTAGTTAATAGTTTTGGTGATTTCGTCACCCATTTCGGTAACACATACGAACAGTCATATTTACCATATACAGCAAAGAATTATCTTAACAATGCTGGAAGTGCAACAATAGTTCGTGTTCTTGGATCCGGTGGATATTCACTAAAACATCCTATTGCTCTTGTTGCAACTGGTTCATGGGGTAAGAAATTGATTTCATTCTTACATCCTACATTCGTTGTAACTAATTCTGATGCAACATCTTTGTTTGAAAAAACAACAGTTAATTCTAACAATAGTGGTAGTTTTGTAATTACCATTTCGGGTTCTTTCACAACTGATGTTTCTTCATTTACAAATGCTATTAGTGAAAACGGAACTGCTTTCAGTTCATCTATCAATCCAGAATCTTCTGCATATATTGGTGATTTGTATGGTTACAACCCATACGGAACACACGCTGTTTACAATTATGTAAACTTTAAGAAAGAGGCATCTGCTTCACTTGCACTTGATGCAGCAACTTCAATTTTAATTGAAACTGGCTCTGCTGGTTCTCCTTGGGATTTTACAACAGATTATTTGGCTGCTTCTACTCCTTGGATAACATCACAACGAGTTGGTGCACAAACAACTAATTTGTTTAAGTTCCATACAATTTCTCATGGTATTCATTCAAACTATGAAGTAAAAGTTGGTATTGCAAACATTCGTCCTGCTGGAACAATCGCAGGTTCTGAATATGGTGATTTCGATGTTGTTGTTAGATTTGTTGATCAATCTAAATTACCAACAACACCTTTCACATATGAAGATGAAGATTTGCGTCCAAATGTGATTGAATCATTTAAGTGTAATTTGGATCCAAATTCACCTAAATTTATTGCAAGAGTAATCGGCGATAGATTTATCACAATTACAGATGAAGGCAAAGTTGTTGTAAACGGTGATTATTCTAATAAATCAAAATATGTTCGTGTTGAAGTAACAGAAGCCGTTACAAACGGTGGTGTATCTCCAAATCTCGTTCCTTTTGGATTCCGTGCTTTACAGTCACCGATACCAAAAGATTTCACACAACCTGCTGCTGCTACATTTGTGACAGACCAAACAGCCGGTGGTGCATATAATAGACGAGTATATTGGGGATTCAGTTATGATTTCAACAATACTGATAACTTTAATTATTTGCGTCCATTACCTATAACTGCAAATCAAACAACTGGATCTAATGCAGATTTCTATTTGGGCGATTATCAACAAAATCCTGGTGCAAGTTTCCCATCAAGTGCAACTGCTTACAGTTCATCAATAGATTTAACTACAAACACTGCACTCGATTCTCGTAAATTTATGATCCCGCTTCAAGGTGGATTTGATGGTCACAAACCACATCTTCAAAAGAAATTGGGAACATACATTGAAGCTGGTAACACACAAGGATTTGATATATCAAATTCAACAGCTGATGGATATACTTCTTACAAGAAGGCACTTGACACAATTTCAAATGCAGATGAATTTGATATTAACATGATTGCAACACCTGGTGTTCTTCACTCATTACATTCTGCAATAACAAATTATGCTAAAGATGTTTGTGAGGATCGCGGTGATGCATTCTATGTAATGGATTCTGTTGGTATAAATGATAACATCGCAACTGCTGTTGCAACAACAGAAGGATTTGACAGTAACTATGCTGCTACTTATTATCCTTGGGTTAAGATTCTTGATTTCGATAGAAACAAACCTATATGGGTTCCACCATCTGTTGTTCTTCCTGGTGTTATTGCTTTCAATGACCGTGTTGCCGCTGAATGGTTCGCTCCTGCTGGTTTGAATCGTGGTGGTTTAACAGAAGTTGTTGAAGTTAAATCCAGATTGACTCATGCAGAACGTGATACTCTCTATGAGGCAAGAATAAATCCGATTGCAGTATTCCCATCAACAGGAGTATGTGTATGGGGTCAGAAGACACTTCAAGGTCGTCCATCTGCTCTTGACCGTATCAATGTTCGCCGTCTCTTGATTGCTGCTAAGAAGTTTATTGCTTCTTCCACAAGATACCTTGTGTTTGAACAAAACACTTCACAAACTCGCTCAAGATTCTTGAACATTGTTACTCCATATCTTGAATCCATCCAACAACGTCAAGGTCTTTATGCCTTCCGTGTTATCATGGATGAAAGTAACAATACTCCGGATATTATTGACCGCAACATCCTTTATGGTCAGTTGTTCTTACAACCTGCCAAGACTGCTGAATTTATCATTCTTGATTTCAACATTCAGTCTACTGGTGCTGCGTTTCCTGGTGCTTAATTGATGTAAGTGGGGAGTTGAAATATACTCCCCATAATTTTTCAAAGTTGTATATTTATTTACGAAGATATTTTTAATTTGGAGATATAAATGGCTGAATTACTCGATCCCAATGAAATTTTTTTCACACCGTTTGAGCCAAAATTACAGAACCGATTTATTATGTATATTGAGGGGGTTCCTGCATATTTGGTAAAAGGTGCTGGTAGACCAAACATCAGTTTCAATCCAATCACACTTGACCACATCAACGTCAAACGTAAGGTAAAGGGAAAGGGTGAATGGCAAGATATTACAATCAAATTGTATGATCCTATCGTGCCTTCCGCTGCTCAGGCAACAATGGAATGGGTGCGTCTTTCACACGAATCCGTAACAGGTCGTGATGGTTATTCTGACTTCTATAAGAAAGACATAACACTTCATGTTCTCGGTCCTGTTGGTGATAAAGTTGAAGAATGGACACTTAAAGGTGCTTTCATTACTGCAACAACATTCGGTGAAATGGATTGGGCAAATGATGCGTTTGTTGAGATTTCTCTCACACTCGCCTATGATTATGCTATCCTCCAATACTAATACAATTTGTATTATCATATTGAGATTGAAATAAAAAACGGGTATACTGATTTTTTCGGTATACCCATATTTATTTGTGTATATTAAAACGTTTTATTACAAACATTGTTATAGGATTTAAGTTATGACAAAAATTCCAACCGGCTACAATGTAGCAAATGAAGAAACCATTTCGGATGCCGATATTAAGGCACAACTTCTTGCAGAACATAAACAGACTAACGTTAAGAAGACAAATTTCCCAACAGAAATTATACCTTTGCCTTCAAAAGGATTATTGTATCCAGAAGGACATCCCTTGAAGGAAGGCGTTATTGAAATGAAATATATGACTGCAAGAGAAGAAGATATTTTAACTTCACAAAACCTTATTAAGCAAGGTGTTGTTTTAGACAAATTGTTTGAGTCTCTGATTGTTACCCCAATCAATTATTCGGATTTATACGTTGGTGACAAAAATGCAATTATGGTTGCTGCCAGAATTTTAGGATATGGTAAAGATTATACAGTTCAAATTGATGATCCCTTCTCACCAGGAGATAAACAAAAAGTAACAATAGATTTAACTGAAATTGAGCACAAGGAGGTCGATTATAGCTTATTTCAGAACGGCAAAAATGAATTTGATTTTGAATTGCCAATATCAAAGAGAACTGTTACATTCAGACTTATGACACATGGTTTGGAAAAAGAAATACAAAGTGAAATAAAGTCTATGAATAAAACCCTCGTTAAAACTGGTATTGATAAGGAATTAACAACGAGACTCAAACATATTATTACATCAGTTGATGGTGAATCCGGAAGAGCTGCAATAAACAATTTCGTTGATAATGAATTATTTGCATCCGATTCAAGAGCATTGAGGTCATATATGAAGGCAATCTCACCCGATCTAGATATGACATTTACATTTGTTTCAGACATAACTGGTGAGGTAAAGGAGATAGATATACCCGTTGAGGTAACATTTTTTTGGCCTGGAAGCTAATTACCGTTTGGGATTGCATGAAGAAATTTTTTCTTTGTGTTATTATGGAAATGGTGGATTTACTTGGGAAGAAGTCTATAACTTACCAATACATTTGAGAAGATTCTATATCAATCAAGTGAAAAAGGCAGTTGAAGAAAAAAATAAGGCAGAACAAGCTGAAGTATCAAAAAACAAAGTTAATATGCCTACATTCTCAAAACCACCGGCAACAAGAAGATAATTTTGCGGTTTACATATTTATATCAGATATGTAAACCGTTTTTTATTTTATGAGTATTCGTAGAAACAAGTGGCATCAAAAGAAGACGTAAAACTCGCGGCAGAACTAAAAGCTCTAACTCAACAACGAGTTGATTTGGAAAAACAAATCGTTGAACAAAAGAGCAAAATGGAATCCGCCGAAAAAAAATCAATAGAAAATATCAAAAAATTGGTAACATTAGAAGCACTTCGTATGGATTCCGTGGAGAAGGAAGAAGAAGTGCGCAAAAAACTTGAAAAGTTAGATAAAGATACAGAAGATAGACAAAAGAAATCAGAGAAACATCAAAAAGATACGGCAGATAGAAGTAAAAAACAAGAAGAATCAGAAAAGAAAAAAAAGGAATTAGAAGAAAAAAGGGCTGATATTGCAGATAGAAGTATTGGATTAGCAGAACAGCAAAAAAAATCTATAATAGAAACAAATGCTAAACTCAGCTTAATGGGGGATAAAACCAAAAGTTATTCAGATGCATTGGTAAATGCAAACAATGCAAGTTCTGAATCAGTAGATTTTTGGAATAAAATTGGAAGTTCAATAAAAGATGGGTATAATACAAGCACGGCATTTGGATCTAATTTTAATGAAGTGAGGGCGATAAGTGGTGATATAACAGGGTTAATAAGTGAATCTGCTGCTCAAACAAAGGAAATTGAAAAGGGTTCCGCAAAATTAGTAGACACGGATAAAGCACGAGAAGCGATAGCAATGGCTAGATATGAGATAGAGGCAAAAGGTTCTGGATTAAGTGCGGCAGATCAACAGACATTATTAAAAGGACTTTCCCTTGAAGAAGCAAGACTTGATGCGATAGAACAACAGAATGCAGTTATAGAAAAACAAACCGCAAAATATGGAATGATAAATAATATGGGAACCAAGATGGGTGATTCTATGTCATCTTGGGTTAAAAATCTTCCTGGTGGTGAAATGATATACAAAACTCTCGGTATAGATAAAACCGCTGAAAAGATGAATAAGTCATTTACATCAGCCATTCAAAATGGTCTTAGTGGTAATTTCAAAGCTGCATTTGCAGACGGAGTAAAAGGTCTTGGTAGTATGATTGCTATGGGACCAAAACTTGCTGCGGGATTGGGTTTGGGTGCATTGGCTGGTGGTTTTGGTTTATTGGCAAAAGGAGCAAAAGGTCTGTTCAATGTATTGATGGAAGTAGATGGTGAAATTGCTCAAATGGGTAAAGACTTTGCCATGAGTAAAAAAGAAGCCGGTGAACTGTATAAAAATACGTCAAGAATGGCTAATGAAATGAAAATAACTGGTATCAATTCAAAAGAAATAGCAGTTGGTATAGATGCAGCATCACAAGCAATGGGTGGAATGGATGTTGCTTCGATGATAAATGCTGGTAACAAAGAAATGGAGGCGTTTGCTAAACAGGCAACAATTCTTACAAAACAATTTGGACTATCAGGGCAGGAAATTGCTAATCTAAAAGACTTATCAGTTATGACTGGTAAATCAATGGATGGTCTTGTGCAAGATGCAGTTGGTGTTGGTAAAGGTGTTATGAATGCAAAAGAAGCAATGAAAACACTTGCCAGTGTTCCAAAAGAAGTTGCAGTTGCATTTAAGGGATCAACAAAAGAACTTGCTGCTGCCGCTATAAAGGCAAAAATGTTGGGAACTGATCTTAAAAAAGTAAAAGATATTGGTAGAGGTATGCTCGAATTGGAATCATCATTGACTGCACAGTTTGAAGCACAGGCACTTACCGGTAAAACTTTGAATTTAGATGCCGCCAGAAGATATGCAATGGAAGGTGATATTTACAATTTACAAGAAGAAATTTTGAATCAAGCCGGTTCACTTGAAGATTTTCAAGGAATGAATGCAATTCAACAAGAAGCGTTCGCAAAGGCAATGGGTATGTCTGTTGATGAAATGACATCAATGCTTACAAACGCAGAAAAAATGGCAGATGCAAAGATTGATGCAACAATGGCAGAAGAACTTTCTAAAATGAATGCGAAAGAATTGGCAGCTGCAGCTGGTAAAGCTGCTAATGATAAACAAAAGGCATACATAGAAGAACTTGCTGCACAAAAACGTTCTGCCAGTTTACAAGAGGCAATGTCAGATGCTGTTGAAAAATTAAAACAAAAATTTGCACCTGTTATTGATGCCGTATTGGATATAGTCGGTGGATTGGAAGAAGGTAATGACGGTGTATCAGTATTTCAGAAGATGATTGATGAAATAGATATGGAAGCTATTGCTGCTGGTGTAAAGGAGGCATTACCTAAATTGATGGAGGCCGTTCAAACACTTATTAAAAGATTACCACAAATAATAGAATTTGTTAGTAAAATAGTTGGTGGGTTTGCAAGTGCAGGTGGTGCAGTTGGTGGAATACTTGGATTCATAAATCCGTCAGTTGCAGGTATTGGTGCAATGGCTCTTAAAGTTGCCGGTCCCGGTGGTATTGCAGCTGGTTTCAAACTTGCCGGTAAAGGGGCAATGGGACTGTTTGATATGGTAAAGGGTCCACTTGGTGATAGTATAGGTAAACTTGCTGGTGGAGTTACTGATAAATTAGGTGGTGCTTTCGGAAAGGTTAGTGAAAAAGCCGGTGCATTGGGTTCAAAAATGAAAGATATGGCAGCCGATAAAGCTGGTGCATTGGGTGGTAAATCTAAAAAGGCAAAAATGCCAAAAGGTGGAAAAGGTGGCGGTGGATTTATGGATGGGATAGTAGATGCCGTTAATAAAATGGACACCAAAAAAATGATGCAAGGAGCAGCCGCTATACTAATTCTTGCTGCTGCATTGTGGGTTACTGCAAAGGCAGTTCAAGAATTTATGAAAGTTGATTGGGGTGCTATGGCAAAGGCAGGCGTTGCTCTTTTAGGACTTGCTGCAATAGCATATTTAATGGGTAAGGCAAGCACCGAAATGATAAAAGGTGCAGTTGCAATGTTGATTCTTGGTGCCGCTCTTTATGTAATTGGTGCAGCTTTACAATTATTCATGTCAATCAGTTGGGAATCAATGGGTAAAGCCGCTGTTGCTATACTCGGTTTAGCACTTATGGCGGCATTATTGGGAACTTTTGCTCCAATTATATTAGTAGGTGCAGGTGTTCTTGCAGTATTGGGTGTTGCACTTCTTGTTTTCTCAGCGGCAATGCTTGTCATGGGTGCAGCTGCACAACAAGTTACTCCTTTAATGCAGGCGTTTTTTGAAGGGTTAAGTGGTGTAATAATGAGTGTTGGACAAGTAATTGTTGATATTATCAATGCAATCGCTGGTGCAATATATGGATTCATAGATAGATTGTTAAAATTGGGTGAAATGGATCCAGAACAGTTATTTTCAATCGCAGGTGGTATAACTGCTCTCGCTGGTGCACTTGCCGCGTTTGGTGGTGGAAGTGGGGTTGGTGCCGCGTTAGAGGGATTGGGTAGTTTATTCGGTGGTGATAGTCCTTTTGATCAACTAATGACTCTTGTAAAGGAAGTTGATCCATCTGGATTGATGGGTATTGCAACTGGTGTAACACTATTATCAGCCGGACTTGCTATGATAGGCGCTAGTCTACAAACGATAGACACATCAAAACTCGATCAATTCAAGGAATCACTTGGAAACTTAATGCAAAGTTTGGGTGGTGGTGCAATCATGGAAGGCATTGGTAGTCTTCTCGGTGGTGAAAGCCCATTATCTACAATGCAAAAACTTATATCATCATTAGAACCTGAAAAACTTTCTGCTGTTGCAAAGAGTTTACTTGAAATATCAACATCACTAAAAATGCTTGCAGATACAATCGCCGGTATGGATGTAGAAAAATTAGGTCAAGTATTTGAAAAAATAAATCAATCAAGTGGTGAATCCAAAGCTTCAAAAGTAATGGATTCAATAGTTGGTGGAATAACATCAATGTTTGGTGGTGGGGAAGAAAAAGAAGGAGAACAGAAATCTTCTGGTGGAAATGTATCAACACCAGCAGCAACCGCAGTTTCTCCGGTTGGTATGCAGTCTACACCATTTTCTCCCGCAATGGCAGCCGCTGCTATGGGAGGAGCTGGTGGACCATCAGCAGGTGCCGGTGGTGGTGCCGGTGCTAATATGAGTGGTGTTGAATCAAAACTCGATCAACTCATAAGCATAATGTCATCTGCGGCAAATCAACCAACTGTTATTAAGTTTGGTGATAGATTCATTGAAGAAATTAGAACAACGCTAAACATTAAGAAAACTTATCAAGCGGATCAAAGTTTTGGTAGAACTGCTTAATAAAAAAGGCATAACGATATTTATTGGTGTATTAACAGGATATGTGAAAAATGTCATTAGTAGACTTAAAATCTGATTTATCGAAATATAGAAGTGAGGTTTCAAAGGAAGGTAAAAATACTCCCGATGCCTCATCTGCTACTAGTGACAAAAATTTTGCCACACAACAACCAATTACAGATGAACTATACAAAGACGTTCCAAAAATAAAAAAACCAAAAGTTGTAAGTCTTACAAGTCAATTATCAAAAACAAAACTTGATGATATAAAAAACCCAAAACCAAGTGATGTCACAAAACGATTGGGGACAACTAATCTTGATAACACAAAAAAACCGAACAGTATAGATCTTGTTAGTAAATTGGAATCATCAAATCTTGATGATATAGTAATACCATCAGACAAAAGAGTTCAGTTAGAGGATAGATTGCCTTTAACCAAATTCGATGATATAGTTCAATTACCAATCGAAAGTGTTTTGGTAAACAGTATATCAGAATTATCGCCTTCTATTGGCGAAGCAATCTCGCCACTTGCTTCTGGAATAGGACTGGATCAAATTGAATCTAGATTTTCAAATATAAATCAAACAAGATTTACAAGTAGACTTAATGAATCAGATACACCTATAAATCCAACTAATCCTGGTGAAAATAATAACAGATCCGATACAGAAATAAACATACCACAACAGACATTTGAAAGAGAAGATACTTCTCCTGATATATTCAAAAATACAAATGATTCATCAGACAACATTGTAAATCCTGATATTGATATAAATGTTCCTGAACAATCTTTTAACAGAGAGGATCAAGCGGTTGCAATAAATAAAAATATATTGTCACCTATTGGCAATATAACAAATCCACAGATAGTAATAACAAGACCTCAACAATTTTTTGATAGAACTGAAAATACAGTAAATATATCGAAGAATGTAAATGATGCGGTTGATAATATAACAATTCCAGATATTGAACCTATAATACCACCGCTTAGTTTTAGCAGAGTTGAACAATCGCCAAACATAATTACCGATACAATTCAAGAGGGTATAGTTGTAAATCCAGATACAACTGTTTTAAGAATTGATCAAGGAACTATTCACTCGGAAGGTATTAGCGAATTTAATATAGATTCTACCCCAATACGATTCGTTGGAACTTCTGAATTGGCAACAATGATTGAAACTGATGACAAAGGTCCAATTCGTTATTCTGGTCAAACCATACATGATGTGGATAGAAGTCAATTAAATTTAGATGGTATAACACCAACCATTCCTGGTGGAAGACTTGAAAATCCAGAAGATTCTTTGTATTCTGCCTTGGGTTTACAGGAAGTAAATTTCTTTTCAAATCAGTTTGCTTTGGGATTCAATCAAAGACAACAACTTGGTGATAGTAAATATATTGGATTCTCTCAATTTGTATGGACAGGAGGTTCTGATGATGGTCCATTTACGAATGCATTTGCAGATACAAATGGTAGAGGATTCCAAACATTTGTTGATCCAGCAGAATCGTTGTTCCAGCCAAATACGTCACAATTTGATTTTTCCAAAATAACGGGTGTAAATTTCTTTGATGGAAATAACAACAACACTCTTGGTGGTTTTACAATTTTTACACAACCACAAATAACAGAATATAAAACAGAAACATCATTTTTAGGATGGCAAGGAAATAGATTGGGTGCACCAACTGTAAACTATTTCGATGTTGGATTCTTAAATACAACATCTGGTTTTACAAAGTTTGCTTCACAAGGACAATCAAAATATATTCCAGATTCTTCTATATTTGATTATGATGGTAATAAACAACAGGCACCTTTTGTAAATTATTTTGATCAATCCGGCACGGTATCTACTGCAGGTTTTCATAATTTTGCAGGATTCATGGATTCAAAATATGTTTTGGATGCATCTAGATTTACTTTTGTTGGAAATTCTATTGAAAATGCACCATCGGTTAATTATCTGGATCAATTCAAACAATTTACATCTGAGGGATTTCATCCTTTTGCACAAAAATTTGATACAAAATACATAAAAAATTCATCACAATTTGTTTGGTCAGGAAACAGAGTTAATGCTAAAACTATAAACTATTTTGATTTGGTAACAACTATAAACTCTACCGATGGATTTCATTCATTTGCCGAACTATATGATACAAAGTATGTCACAGATTCATCAAGATTTACTTGGGTTGGTGTCAAAGAAGATGCTCCGTTTGTAAATTATTTGGATATATCAACACAAAATGTATTATCTGGATTTGATACATTCGTTCCATTTTTGGAATCGAAATATAAAAAAGAATCATCAGTATTCACATGGAATACAGTAAAACAAGATTCACCAGCAACAAATTACTTCGATTTACAAAATCAATTTACAACAGTCGGTTTTCATACATTTCATGCATTGAATGATTCAAAGTATATCAAAGATTCATCGCGATTTGATTTTGATGGAAATAAACAACAGGCACCTGCTGTAAATTATTTTGATTTGCTGAATAAATTTACATCAGTAGGATTCCATACATTTCCAGTATTCAAAGAATCAAAATATATCAAAGATTCTTCTGAATTTGATTGGGATGGTGCAAGGTCAGAATCTCCTGCAATCAATTATTTTGATTTACAAAAGACACATACAACTACTGGATTTCACACATTTGCTCAAGAATATGATTCAAAATATGTAAAAGAATCTTCTCGTTTTGATTGGGATGGGGGAAGACAAAGTGCACCTGCTGTAAATTATTTTGACTTACCTGCAAACTTTACAAACACAGGATTCCATACATTCGCACAAATTCGTGATACAAAATATATTCCAGAATCTTCCGAATTTGATTGGAACGGAAAACGTGGTGATTCTCCAGAAGTAAACTTTTTTGATATTAACAAGAAAGTAACGAGTGCAGGTTTCCATCGTCTTGCTGAAATATACGATAGTAAATATGTAGAAGAAATATCTATATTTGATTGGGATGGTAGTCGTGATGAATCCCCACAAGTAAACTATTTTGATTTGAGGGGTAAATTTACAACGATTGGTTTCCATCGTCTTGCTGAAATATACGATAGTAAATATGTAGAAGACTCATCAGAGTTTACTTTTCCTGGAAAATTCCCCAAAGCAGGAACGGATTACTTTGATAAAGAAAAATTAAATCAAACAGGATTTACACTCAATATACAACCAAAGGGAACAAGTAAACCTGCTGGAACAGAGTATTTTCACGAGAGTTCTTTTTATACATTCAAAGGTGGGCGTCCAGGTGAACCTATTGAATCGGTAATCAATTTCTTCCAAGATACAAACCAGACCGGTTTTACGATGGATATTAAAAGAAATGAAGGTTTACCGGGAACAGAATACGCTACTGAATCATCTATATTTGTTTTCAAAGGCGGTAGACCTGGTTTACAAAGTTTCTTTCCAGATGATAACCAAACTGGTTTCACTTTGGATATTATGGCAAAGGGAAGCAGTAGACCTGGAACAGAATATGAAACGGATTCATCAGAATATGGCTTTAAGGCAAATTCAAGACCACCAAAATTGGATTATTTTCCAAATGATAACCAAACCGGTTTTACTTTGGATATTATGCCAAAAGGTGCTGGAAATCCACAAACAGAATATATCAATGAAACATCACGATTTGGTTTTATCGGATTAAGACCAACTGGTATAAATTATTTTCCAGATGATAACCAAGCCGGATTTACAATAGATATAATGCGTAAAGGTAGTAGTAGACCACAGACGGAATACTCAACAGAATCTTCTACATTTGATTGGAATGGAAAACGTGCAGATGCACCAAGTAATAATTATTTTGGTTTGTATAGAACTCCAACCGGTAAACAATATCTTGATGTTCAACAAAAAAATAATACAACACAAGCGGGTAGAGGATTTCAAACATTCTACACAGACAAAACTGTAACAAATTATGCTACCGGATATTCTATACTTTCTACCGAAAGTGGACAAAATAAATTATCAGTAATTGGGGCATCTGATAAACCAGTTACAAACTTTTTTGGATTTACACCAATTCAAAGAGCTGGTTTTATGCCAAGCATGACATTGAATGATGGAACACTTTATCCAATAATAAACCCAACATTAACTTACAATTTGGATTTATCTGGAAGACTTACACTTGCAACCACTCGTGCATCTTCTGGTGTAAATACGGTTAGAGGAGAAGAATTTGCACCATTGTCTCTAGGAAAACGTCCTTGGGCGAGAAATGGAACACTTGCTTCGTTAGAAAATCAAGTTCCAAATATAACATTGAATGATACATACGGTCAATATAGAACTACTCTACCAAAGACTGCAGGTGCATACAATAAAAAATATGAAAGAACAATGAAAGATAATCAACTTGATGGTAGTTATCTTGCATCATATTCTATAAACAATAAACAATTAGATTTACAATATAAAAAATTACAAATAGTTCCTGGCTCAACACAGGGTAGTGGTTTAAGAATAGATCCATTTATATTAAGGGGTATACAGGTCAAAGATTCCGCCAAAAACAACTTGTGGGGTAATATACTTGCTGTATCTGGCTCTGCTATAACTTTTAATGCAGGCGGTGGATTCTCGGATCAATTCTCGGAAATAAACAAAGCAGATGAGCAAAGAATAAAAACTTGGTTGGAATCCGGTAAAGGTCAAAGATGGGTTAAACTGCAAGATCAATTATATGGAAACAACCCATTGGTTGATACATTAAATGGTTGGGACACACCAAGTGGTTTAGATGCACCTCAAGCAAAAACTCGTATGTATAATCAGTCTTCTTTGCTTAAATCAATAGAAGATAATACAAACAGAAATAGATCAGAACTTCGTATACGCCATGGTGATTCAGTTGATGTTCTTGATAATAAAGCACCATTTGATGCCTATGAATATGTTGTTAATAGAATGAATACAGCTGATACAGGCGATAAAGAAAGTGTTATGTCATTTCCGAGACGGGCTGCAAATGGCGATGGTCTATACTCATCGGTAATAAAAAATGTAGCTAACATATATTCTGCATACAAATATAACAGATTGATTGCTTTAATGGCAGAAATGTTACCTGGTTCATTTATACCAATGAATGAATCGATTGATTCAACTGTAAGAAGTGGAATAGAAAAAAAACGTGAAGATGGAAAAATATACAGATTATCTGGAAAGGGTGGACCAAATTCCGGAACTACTTCTGCTGGAACAACTACTATACGCAGGGCATCACATCCATTTATGAAATTTTATGATACATCTGGTGTGAGTTTTAGACCAAACTATCCATCAACAGCAAAATTTGAAACATGGTTTGGACCAAAAACTACTATAAGTGGCGATGAAGTAGTTGATAATACATACGGATCGAAATTAAACGAAAACTATAATAGTTCTGGAAATACATTTGACGGTGTTCTAACTGCACTATCTTATCTAATAGAAAACGGTCCAAAATTTTCTGGAAAGGAATCACAAACAGTTCCGAGTGGTTCATCCGGACCGTATGTTCAGCCAAAAGTTGTTAATTTGCTTAACAGTAGAACTACTTTTGATCCAAATTACATTTCTATTTTAGATAGAGGTCGTGCTAATGTTGCTGGTGATATTGATGGAACTGGTCAACCAACAACTCAACCAGTTAAAACAAAATCTATTGTTTCAGAACCACCTGCAGGAGAAGATGATGCCATTGCAAATCCAATAAAACAGTATTCAACTCTTGCCTATAATAAGTTGAAAAAAGTTGCAAGAGGAGATGGCGCTCGTTCACACGACTACAATGATTTCCGTTCTGATATTGAAGGTGAAAAATATAAAAAATTCTCTACTGATCCAACTATTGCAGATTACAAAGCTAACAATCTTGAAAAGAAATTTGGTTTTGGTAATCCTGGAAAAGTTGGGGTGGATAGAAGTAAACCATATAAAAGTAATATAAAGTATTCTGATGGTAAAGCTGTAAAAAAACAAGGTGATGAATACGAGTTTAGGGGTGATAGAATAAATATAGTTGATTTCAAACGTTTGAAATCTGGAAGAATAACAGAAGATTTTGTTTATGAAACCGGACCAAATTCAAATAATGATTTACCGGGAACAAAAGATTTAATAACATTTTATTTTCAAACCGTAAATTTGAATGGTGGGGGTGCTGCTAATGGATCCAATGCAGCTGAAGCAATAGTATTTAGAGCAACATTTGATAGTATAACTGATAACCATAAACCAAGTTGGAATCCTCAAATGTATATGGGTTCTGGAAATCCTGTTTACTTGTATGGATCTTACGAGAGAGATGTTAGTTTCGGATTTACAGTTCACATCGGATCGCGGGATGAACAAGCGGCAGTATGGCGTAAATTAAACTATCTTGCATCTTGGACTGCTCCTGATTATAGAGTGGGTAGACTTCGTGCACCTTTGTGCCGTCTAAACATCGGACATT